AAAAGCTATATCTTTTATAGATACAACTGCTGCCGCCTCAGCTTTATCACCTATTATGCAAAACATTAACTTTATTGACCAAAGAATACAGAAGTTAAGTCAAGCAGTTCCAGCAATATCACCAACCCCAACAAAAAAAGAAATGCACGAGACTTTAGGTGGAACACAGATACAGCAGGCAAATGCTGCGGAACCTATTAAAGACGTTGTTAGGCATATTCTTGAGCCCGCATATACAAAAATGTTAAATATATTTTATAAATTAGATACAAAATTCTTTTCTAAGACTTCTGCTTATAGAATATTAGGTAAAGAAAAAGCTGCAGATTGGTATAAACTTACATCTAAAAAAGATATTACAAGAAACGATTTGACTCTATATGGAGATCCTGACTTTATTGCAAGGGGCGTTAGTGTATTCCAAGAGAAACAAACAGAAATGCAGAATTTATTAAAATTCTTTGAATTAGTAATAGCAGCGAAAGAACCAATGATTGATCCTGCGAGTGGACAACCTGTAATTGGTGGTGATGGGCAACCTGTTATGGAACCAATAGGAGATGTAGGCGAAGTCATAAAGAGGTGTGGTGTAGCTCTAAACTTTAAAGACATAGAGAAATTAATACCGAAGATATATGAATATCAGAAAAAGAAAAGACAAAAATCCGCCCAAGTGGAAAAACCCACTTCCACTAATGTTATCAGTTCCCCTCTTACTGGTAACATGGGCGGAGCACAAATGAGAGGATAATATATAGATGGAAAACGAGGTGAAAAATATTGATAGTGCTTTGTTAAAAGAAATGGGTAATCGTGATAAATTAGTGTCATTGTTCCACTCACCAGGATGGCAATTGATAGAAGCCTTTTTAGCCGAAAAATATAATGTAGCAGTTGAAAATCTTAAAAAGGATAAAGATACTATAAATGCAAGGGCAATAATCCACGTTATTGATTCTTTAACAAACGAAATGGGCTTGGCAATTCAGGTTGGGAATCAAGCCAGAGAACAATTCAACCAACTAAAATAAAAAAAGGAGAAACAAAGATGGCTAATCAAATAGTCAACAATTCCACTGATGTCCCTTTTGAGGAGCATAAGAACTTTGAAGAAGGAGAAACAAACGCTGGAACTGACGAATTAGACAAGCTTGAACCAGAAGAAATCGCTGAAATGTTACGTAAACAAAATCAGCCAGAGACACCAACGGAGAAAGTAGAAGATCAAAATAAGGACAAGGAACCAGATAAAGAGAACGAAGATGCAAATCAATTTGCGGATGAAGTAATAAGTGCATTAAAAGAAGATAAAGATGAGTCTGATACCGAAACTGATGATAATGAATCTGGTGAAAATGAGTTTACACTTCCCGATAAACTAAAGGGAAAGACCAGAGAAGAAATTGCTGAAATGTATATCAATGCAGAAAAGTTAATCTCAACACATACGACAGAATTGGGAGAACTTAGAAATAAAAAAGCTGAATTAGATACAGCAAAGGAGCTGGCAAAGAAATATGAAATTGAAATGTCTGCAAACAAAATTGCTCCTAAACTTAAAAAATGGACAAAAGAAGAAATCGCAACCTTTATACAAAAGTTGGGGGAAGATCCTCAAACAGCATTTGCTTCGCTTATTAACCCTTATATTAAACCGTTAACTTCATCTGCTGCTCGAACACGAAATGAACGAATGGAAGAAAAATTAATTGCTGATAATAAAGACAAAGTCGTTACTTATGATAGAGGAGAAGTGGATAAAGTGCTAAAAGCTAACCCTGAATTATGGAAAGAGTATGGCACAAAAGCAATACAGGTAGCTTTTAATATTTACAAAGAAAGCGCTTTTGAAGCTAAGATGGAAGCTAAAGAAAAAGAGTTTAACGAGAAGTTGAACGAGAAGCGATTGAATAAAAATAAAGCACAGGATACCCACGTAGAGGGGTTACAACCTGCGCATATTAATAAGTCTGGTGGGAATATGAGAAGCGCTATATCTAAACTTGAAAAAATGGAACCAGACAAAGCTCTGAAAATATTGAATAAGGTTTTAGATTATAGCAAATAAGAGGAGAACAAAAATAAAGGAGAAATAAAATGGCTTATAGTGTATATACAAACACTAATAAAAAAGCTGACGCCGCTGAATTAGTTAATATATTTTATGATAAGACTGCCTTAAAAGAAGGTAAGCCCTTTAGTATATTAAATCAATTCGCTGTCAAATCACGAAATATTCCTCAGGGTGCTGGTGATGAGATAGACTGGTGGAAGACTGTACCAATACCTGTAGCCTCTGATTTGAGTGTGTTAACTGAGGGCGAAAGTCCTGCGGCTACTAAGTTAAATTGGCAGAGAGTTAAAGCATTAGTAAAGGGATATGGATTAGTCATATCATTGAGTGAGTTCTTACAAATTATATCTATTGACCCCAAAATGCAAAGTACTGCTGCAAGTTTAGGACTACACAGAGATAAAACTATAAATAGGATGTATTGGCAATGTTTAGCTGAGAATTTATATCCAATGAGAATAGACGGAAGCGCTACTTATGAAATGCAAGGAACTTCGGCTACAAGCACAAGTTCAAGTGTTTTAGTAAGTGCTAACTTATCACAGGCAAATGATTTTTGGAATGGCGGAGTTTTAGCTGTGACAAGTGGTAACAATTTCGGAATGGGTGGATATATACTTGATTCTATACAAGCAGATACAAGTGTTACTTTAAATTCTACTGCACCTTCTTACATACTTAACGAAACTCCTGGCGATGGTGACTTATTTAAAGTTGCAACTTCTACTGGATTAGATTCTAATAATCCATTAGATTGTGCTGGAGTAGCAAAGAGTGTAGTTGTCTTACAGACAAACTTAACCACACCTTATGAAGGTGGTTATTATGTAGGAATATTATCTCCATCTACTCAATACGATATCAGAAATGATTCTGAGTGGATAAATGCCGACCATTATGCAGGTTCTAAGAAACTGTTTAATGGAGAAATAGGAGAATGGGGTGGAATAAGATTCGTCTTAGATTCACTTCCCTGGAGAAGTACTGCTGGAACTATGGGAACATATGCTGCTGCTGGTGCTGTATTCCACACACCTATATTTGGAAAAGATTGTTATGCTGGTGTTAGATTCAATGGAGTTCAGGATAAACTTATCAAGAAGTCTAAAGAACAAACTGGCGACCCATTAGAGACTTACTCTACTATGGGTTGGAAAGCATATTTAGTACCTAAGGTTTTACATTCGACTTTTGGTGTCCAAATATTAAGTGGTGCAACAACTATAATATAGAATAAAAGGAGGGAGTAATTCTCCCTCCTATTAAACTGAAAGGAGTTCATGATGACTGTAAAGAAATCAATAGAACAAGGATTTAGTGGACAGTCCAATGGTTTATATAATATCTTAAAATGGTTTAATAATATGCCAGTAGATGCAACCATTACCGTAGGTGCAGAAGTTGCGAATGTAATTAACGTTGCAATCCAATTAAAAGATTATTTAGGTAATGATTTAACTGCACCATCTTATGTAAGGGCTTATTTCTGCACAACCTCAGCAGGAACCACAAAAGAATTAACAACTGTTAGTACTGAAACAGCGATTGGAACAGATGGCGAAATTTTAATTGTAACTGCTAAAAAAGAATATATGTTATTAAGCGAAGCAGATGGAGATATAGATATAGATATTACTGATACTGGAACAAACGATACATATCTTGCAATAGTTTTACCTACTGGAAGAATAATTGTAAGTGCTAATATTAAGTTTACTACTTAAAAAGGTTTTGCGGTGTACCTTTTTAAACACCGCAATCTTAAATATCAAGGAGCAAAAAAATGGATTTAATTAAGATAGGTGCAGATACTCAGGTAAGTCTCAAGGGATGTTTTATTAAAATGATTGTAATTGACCATAGTGCTGCAACGGTTGTGGCAATATACAATGAAGGAGATGCTTCACATACTGCTGCTAAAAAGAAATTTAGTATGAGAACTACTGCGGAAGAATTATACAAAGCAGAAATATTTCCAGGAAGAGGATTAAGATTTGGAGATGCATGTGCCATTGATTGGACTGCTGGAGATGTATATTACGGATTGGGATAAGGGGGTATAATTATGCCTTATAAATTAAGCACAAAAAGTGTTAAAGGTAAAAAGAAATTTTGTATGACAAATAAAAATACAGGAAAATCTTATTGTTATACAAGTGCTGCTGCTCGTAAAAAAGGTATGAAAATGCACGAAATGTTTAAACATATGCCTAAATCTAAAATAAGAGTAGCAAAAAAGAAATAAAGGGGGAATAGTATGCCAAATTATGATTTTAAATGCAATAAATGTGGCAAGATAGAAGAAGGAAGATTTTCCTTCGAGGAAGCACAAAAGGGTTTTGCTTGTCATTGGTGTAATGGTAGAATGGAAATGCAATTTCCAAATAAAGTATCTATTACTGGGTGCAATAGATTTATGCGCAAAAAAGGTATAGACGCAAAACAGGATAGATATTATGCAAATAAAAGTTTAGAAGAAAAAGGTAAACTTCCGAAAGGAATTAAACCAGAAAAGGGGGTAGTATAAATGAATTATCAAGTAGAATTGACAAAAATACAAAAAGTATTAAAAGAATTTATTCCACATTTAAAGACTACTATAATAGGACAACAGGTAGAAGCCACAAATATAGTATCAATAATGAAGGAATTAAAAAGAATCAATTACAGAATAGATAGACTTAGAAGTGATTTGAAACTTATGAAGGAGAAAAAAATAGATGTTAGCGAAACTGTCGGAATTGATAACGGATGTAAGGAGTCTAATCAATGAAGCAACTGAGTCGTTTTGGACAGATGTAGAAATAACAAGATGGCTAAATGAGGGACAAGAATATATATCTGCAGCAACCAAAGTATTATCTAAATATTATGATTATACTATTTTAGCTGATGATATTATTGATAATAGAGAAATAAGACTTCCTTCTGATTTTATTACTTTAGATGATGGTGCAGTTTTTTATAATGATAAATCTATTGATGAAATAACCTTAATAGAACTCAATAGATATGCTGGAACTGATTGGCGTGATGATACAGGAACACCAGTAAGGTTTTATCGTAGAGCAGATAATTTAGGATTTTATCCAAAGCTTAGCGTGGGAGATACTGTTAGGTTTTATGGAGTAGAAAGAGCACCTACATTAGTAGATGAAGTAGAACCATTCTCAGGGGATTATAGATGTATTCCATTGAGAAGATATATAAGGGATTATGCTATTGCACAATGCTGGTACAAAAAAAGAAATACAGGCGACTATTTACTAAAGATGAATGAAGTAGAAAAAGGTATAGTATATATAAATAATGTAGTATATGGAGAAAAAAATCAACCAAAAAGAATGATACCTGCTGAAAAAAATAGGGGTGGATATATTAATACTGACCCATTAAATATTTGATAAAGGATTAATATGAATACGGAATATAATAAACAATATTATATAGATAACAAGGAACAAATTTTAAAAAAACATGCACAATATCGTCTTATCCATAAAAAAGAACTTGCAAAACATCAGAAACAATGGTTAAAGAAAACAGGATACTCTAAAAAATATTATTCTACTCACAAAAAAGAAATACGAGAACAACATAGACAATATTGCAATTTAAAACGAAAAACTGATATAAAGTTTAATCTTAATGACAGAATTACAACATTGATATATCTTTCTTTACATGGTTCTAAAGTTGGTTATCATTGGGAAAATTTGGTCGGATATGTTTTAGATGATTTGATAAAAAGATTAAACAAGACCATGCCAGAAGGTTATACTTGGAATGATTATTTGGATGGTAAATTGCATATAGATCATATAGTGCCAGTTTCCGTATTTAATTATACAAAACCAGAACATACAGATTTTAAACGATGTTGGGCTTTATCTAATCTCCAATTATTGCCAGCAAAAGAAAATTTAAAAAAATCCAATAAATTAGATAAACCATTTCAACCAGCATTGGCATTGTAAAGGAGAGATTATGTCAACTGAAAAAAAAATATATCGCATATTAGATGGTCTTTCTCCAAGTGAAGGTAAACTAACTAATATACCAAGAGAGCCCAACGGATTGCTTAATTGTCATTTTAATGTAAGGGGGCAGATAGAAAAAAGAAAAGGTTTCTCGAAATATAATACAACTTCATTGGGTTCTGGACATGAAATATCTGGTTTGCATCGTTTTTATAAAAGAGATGAAAGTAAAGAATTTCTTTGTGCTTGGAATACCAATTTGTATAAAATGGCAGAAACTTCACCACATGCAGGAACAAAATTATTAAGTAAAGCCGCCACCGAAAAAGTAGTTACTTCTGATTCTGATACCTATTTTTGTACCTTTAAAGACCATTGTTATATAGCCAATGGAGCAGAAGATTTTATGAAATATGGTGGAACTTATGTTCGTGATGTAGGAATGACAGTTCCAATTGCTCCAACATATAGTAGTCAAACCGATGGTGATTTAGAAGCTGGTGAGTACAAATTCATAATTACTTATGTAGATGAAGATGGATACGAAAGTGATGGTGGAGCCGAAAGTGCTGCTATGACAGCAGATACACATCCTAATGATGGGCTTATCATCGTTATACCATGCTCAAGTGATGATAAGGTAACTAAAAGAAGAATATATAGAACAAAAGTGGATGCAGCTACTTTTTATTATGATGGAGAAGTTGCAAATAATACAACTACTTCCTATACTTCTACAATCTCAGATTCAGCAATAGGGCTTAAAACCGAATTACATACTGACCATGATGCTCCAGTTTCTGCACCTGATTTAGTATCAAAGCGTAGAGCAAGATTGGCTGTATCAAAAGATGAAGAAACTTCATTGTCACATTTACCTTCAACAGGACAAGAATATTTTCCATTAAGTATTCGGTTTCCAACTGGTAACATGCAAAATGTTACAGGATTAACCGAACAATTAACTACCTTTCAAATATTAACCAAAGATTCATTAGAAAGATTATCAGGAATAGATGAAGGTAATTTTGAATTTAAAAACTCATTTATAGGAGAGGGATGTATTGCTACTCGTTCTTTAGTTCAAGCAGAAAACATCCTTATTTATTTGGGATATGATGGTATATATTATTATGATGGAACTACTGGAACAAAGTTAGATAGATTATTATCACAATATATTTATGAAAATATTAATCCTACTTATGCACATTTGGCTTGTGCAACTTATTTTGAAGATAAATATATACTTAGTTATCCAAAGGGTGCAAATACGGTTAATAGCGAAACTGTATATTATAACTTTAGAACAAGAACATCAGGAGTACATAGCTTCGGATTTAGTTGTTTTTCTAAATGGGATAAAGGCGGAGATGGACTACAATTGTATTCAGGTTCGACTACAATAGGGCAACTTTATAAAGTATTTAATGGGCTTGATGATGATGGCGCCGCTATTGCTATGTCAGATACAACATTACCTATGGATTTTGGAAAACCTGATATATGGAAAAATTATTATAATATATATGTTAAAGTTAAAACTACGACAGGAACATCATTAACAATGTATTATACATTAGATGATGGTAGTGAAACAAGTTGTACAGCACAAACTTTAGTTGCCAATAAAGAACGTTGGTATAAATTTAATGTAGGAAGTACTGGAAATAGAGCAAGAGCCATATCTTTAAGAGCATATTCAAGTGATAAATATGATAGAACTATTATGGGTTATGGCATTGTTTATAATGAAGAAGAAGCTGAGTGGTCATAATGAATATAACAATAGAGGATTTTGATAATTTAACAAGAGAAGTAAGAGCATTAAAATTACTTACCCTAAATTTGCGAGATATTGTAGAAGATGGATTATATTCAAATGATATACACAATGACGCTATACAAGAAAGACATATTGAAGATGGAATTATAACCAAAAACAAAATTAACTTAACTATGGATGATATAAAAGATGGATTTGTTTATGGAAGATTATTGGGAACAAGTATTACCGCAGGAAAAGTGCTGTTATCAGAAGCTACTGGAAGCCTTGATGATTTAGCCGATGGCACTTATGGCAAACTTTTATCAACTTCTTTAACGGATGGACTTGCATTATTATCTGCATGTGATGGAGATTTAGACGATATAACAAATGGGACAACCTATGGGAAAGTTAAGGTAACAAATATTTCATCAGGTAATATTTTATTGGCTGAATGTACAGGAGATTTAGATAATATAGCAGATGGTACAGATTTTGGTAAGGTAGCTTTAACCTCTATTAGTGCAGGAAAAATTATTATAGCTGGACTTGATTCTGGTATTACAGATAGAATGTTTCAAGACCTTAATACTAAAACTAACATAGAAGCATGGAGACATACAAGCGATGTAACCATGATTGATGGTGGAGATATATATGCAAATAGTTTGACTCTCGTTGGAACTGCAAGTGATTTCGATTATGGTTCTTTGGGGGGAACAAAACCCCCAACTGATGCAGATAAAACTTCTACACATACTTCTGCTGATACTTCTGCGGTCAATGGATTGGCTGCCTCTAAAATTTCTGGATGGGCTCATGGAAGTGATACGACTAAAATTGATGGCGGGGATATATATACTAATACAGTTACAGCTACACAAATTTATACAACGAGTTTGAGTGTATTGTCTGCTAATATGGGAACACTTACATCTGGAACTATTACAGGTGGAACTATAAACGGAGCACGATTTTACTGTAAAGGCACAGGAACACAAGATATTGTTTTTGCTACAAGTGGAATTAGTATGTATGATTGTGGTGGACAATGTATAAATTTTTATAAATCTGGCTATGATAAATTACAATTGGGTGTAGGCACAGCAACGGTAGGAATATCTAATGTCGAAGCAAGTGGCAATATGGAAGTTGGCGTTGCTGGAACTGGATATGTAAAATTATCAACAATAGGGTATGCTTGTTATCTTTACAATAGTGGAAGTTTTAGGATTCCTGTTAGGACTACTGCACCTACATCGCATCAGGGCGACTTAGGCTGTAATTCTTCAAGTGATTGGTTTGTAGGGTATATATCAGATTGGGAACATTTCCAAACTACGGATGGATGGTAAGATGAAACTATATATAGATGTAAAAGATATGACTTTTGATGAAGACGGTATAGAACGTGAAATTGTTACAAAAGTTAAAAATGTAGAATTCTATGGATATGATTATATAATTGAATTATCAGATGATGATGATTTCATTAAAAATACAATGGAAATAGAATACGAGCATGATAAAAATGGCAACATAGAAAAAATACTTAGTATATTGTTTAGAGTTAATGAGCAAACAACTTGGTGGAGTTTCCCGTTATACCAAATTATAGATGGGAAAATAGTACCATTTGATTATACACAATATCAGTATTTTACTGATACAGACAGAAGAATGGCATTAGCAAAAAAAATTGGGAAATTATATAATCCTTCAAGCGAAATTAAAATGTTACGGACAACAATAAAAAGGTTATTAGATAATCTTGAAATAACTGATGAGAAATTTGAAAAATATAATACAAAGGTGGAACAAATAATTGAGAAAAATCCTAAGTAAATTAATAATTTTAATAATGGGCTTAGCATTATTAACAGGATGTTTTACAACTCCGCCATCACCTGAACCAGATGGAGTTGTTTATCGAGCTTTTTTCGTGGGTATAAGTAAATATGAAAATGGTATGACATTACCAAGTCCAGCAAAGAATACGGATAAATTAGAAGATTTATTTACTCAATGCAAATTCGGAGAAAATGAAACCCAATTTCAAATTATTGAAAAATTGATAAATTTAGACGCAACAAAAGAAAATATTTTAAATGGCATAGATGATGCGTTTTATGAAGCGGATGATAATGATGTCTCTTATTTTTACTATATGGGACATGGGGGAGTAAAAGGTGGTACTCCCGTTATTACAGCAACTGATTCTACAGGTTGTATATGTAAAAACATTACCGTTCATGAATTGGAAGCACGATTGAGCATGATATCTGGAACAAAGGTTGTCTTGCTTGAAACTTGTCATGCAGGAAATTTTATTGATAAAGGCAAAAAAATTGTTCTTGATCCATTTGATAAATTTTCACTTGACCTATTAAATAAGGAAGGCTACCAAGTATTAGCTTCTTCAGCGGGTGATGAATACACTTGGGATTTTCCTAATGGTTCACCTTTTTGTAATGCTTTGATTAATGGTTGTAAAAATCTTACTGCGGATAGCAATGAAGATGAAATTGTGGATATATCAGAATTATATCATTATATCAAGTTACATGTCATAAAACAAACAGTACAGATATATCCTGAAAATTCAATCTTTCCGATAAC